GCTCGGCTCCGACGGCAAGTACTACATCGACGAGAAAGGGCAGGCGGTGCTGAGGGCGATACGGAGCGACGACTTCGCCAAGGGCGACCTCGGCTCGGGCTTCGGCGTCTATGACTACGGCTCGGGCAAGAAGCTGGAGGTTGACTACCTGCTCGTCCGAAAGCTCGCCACGTTCATCGAGCTGGAAATACGCAAGCTCTCCTACGTGGGCGGCAACATCATGCTCTCGCAGGCAGGCTCGACCATAGAGAGCGTGGAGGAGGTGACCGACCAGGACGGCAACGTGACGGGGTGGAAGTGCTTCTGGACCGCCGACGACGGCACTACGGCCACCAGCAACACGTGGATGGCCGGCGACCAGGCGCGATGCGAGACGTTCAACGTCAAGGAGGGCGTTTACGAGAACGTGTCCAACTCCTACTACTGGAGGCTTGTTACGGAGGTTGGCGACGGCTACGTGATACTCTCAAGGGACGATTGCGACGCAGGCAGCGGCACGCCAAGGAAAGGCGACGCCATCGTGCAGTGCGGCTACCGGCTGGGCTACAACGCGACCACCGAAGACCCCAAAGACGAGAAGCACAAGGCCCGGACGACGGTCATACAGCTGTCAACGTCGGAGGACGACGCTCCCTCGATAAAGATGTACGCCAACATCGTCTCCTACGAGCTGTCCGCGGACAAGAGGACGTTCTGGGTGTCGCCGGACGGCTTCTTCGTCAACTCCAAGTATGCACGGATAGTCCACGACGGAGTGGACTACGCCTACCCCCTCACCCCCATAGACTGGGAGAGCGGAACGGCGTACACCTATCCGCAGCAGGTCTTGTGGGACGATTGCACGTGGCTCTGCATAGACACCGACGGCACTACGGACGAGCCTACCGAGGGCAGTTCGGCGTGGAAGCTCGTGGCGGGCACGCCGACAAAGGGGCGCGCCATGACGTTCTACCTCTCCTACCTCGGAGGCACGGTGGTTATCGCCGACGGCTCGGTAGCGGAGGGCGAGACGCAGAACTTCATGAGCGTGATAACCGACAACAAGGGCAACGACCATACGTCCGAATATACGGTGTGGTCGATAGAGCGCAACACCGAGGACGCCGCTTCCGACGCCGTGTGGAACCAGTCGGCAACGATAAACTCCGACGGCACGTTCTCGCTCACGTTCGACGACCTCGGCAGTGGGGCTTACGCAACGTTCACGGTCAAGGCTCTCGTAGCCGAGAACGACTCGACGGACGCAGCCACGGCCTCGTTCGTAATATAGCATAATCTACAATAAAAAGAATAACTTAATGGAACTAACGCAGAGATTCAAGCGAGCGGTACAGCCGCTCAACATCCTAGCCGCACTGGAAGTCCTGAGCGATGCCAGTCACTCACCGGCATTGCAGACCACCGGCGGCTCGACCTACAAGCCCGACCGCTCCAAGTACCCGACCGTCATCCGCATAAGGCTGGCTGCGGTGTCGGGGGACGGCACGGCGAGCTACGACATCACTTCCTCCGCCGTGACGAACATCCAGTGGTGGGTGCAGTCGCCAAGCGACTCCTCCCCGGTGAAGATAGAGAAAGTATGGACTGCCACCACGGACTACGTGATAGGCAGCGATGCGACCAAGGGGCAGATAACCATCAAGAAGAACCTCCTCGCAGCCACAAGGTACGCCGTCCACGCCTCGTTTGACATCGTGGACAGCCGCAGGGGCACGGCGGTGACCATACCCTGCCAGACGGACTCGGTGCTGCTCCATACCGTAGCCGACGCGGAAGACCAGTACGCCATGGCCTTCGACAGGGCTACGTCGGAGGTCTATGACCCCGTCCTCGACAGGTCGCTGCTCCACGAGTGGAAGACCGCCCACGGCGAGGCCTCTTCCTACTCCGACAACGGCGAGAGCCACCTGCGCACGCTGAACGTCACGCTGAAGCAAGGCTCGAAGGCTCTCACGGCCGGCACGGACTGGACGATGGTTGTCTATAAGGTCACAAGCAGCAACAACAAGACGGCGGTCACGGCATCGACCGACGACTGCATCTCTTCCATAAGCGGAGGCAAGATAGTCTTCGACCTCCTCTTCTCCACCGAGGCTACCTACTGCATCTCGGCTCTCGTGGGCGGCAAGGAAGTCTATCACAAGACATACGGCTGGACATGGAGCGACGAGACACCGGCGACACCGAGGGACGGCGGAGTGATAACCGGGGCTACCTACGCCGACGGCACGAAGCAGTCGGCATACGTCAATATCAAGGTGGCAGGCTCGATGGTGGAACACCCCGAGTGCGCCATGGTCGTTGACTGGTACGCACGCAAGGGCACCTCCGACACGTTCCGCGGCTCGGGCGAGGAGTTCGCCTTCGACCTCACGGACTCGGCGATGTTCGCCAGTGGGGCTACCGAGGGGCAAGCCATGTGCAGCGTCAACCGCAGGTCGGCGGCGCAGTACGCCACGGACGAGAGCGGCGACTACCTCACCGACGCAAGCGGCAACAAGTATCTATATTGGGTTTAACGAAATAAGGAAAGGGACAATACTATGACAGGAGTTTCAGGCAGCGTACTGCTGCGAAAGCTAAAGACGGGGCAGACGGCCCAGGTGAGGATAGCGACCACCAAGCAGCTATTCCAGCTCTACACGTACAACGCGGCGACCAAGCAATACAGCTTCGGCGATACGGACTGGACGGACGCAGCCAACGCGCCCCAATGCTCGATAGAGGTGACGGGCGGCGGACTGACGGTCTCCGGCGTGCTGTGGTACATCGGCAGCCAGCTGGCATCGTCACTGGACGGTTGTGAAGTTAGCGGCAACAAGTTGACAATCAAGCGCAACGTAGCCGCAGACCTCGGCTACAGCAGCGGCACGCTGAAGGCAACGTTCACGGTGACGGACGCGGCGGGCAACGACTATAGCGTGGAGAAGACGGAGGAGATAAGGGTACAGCAGGCTGTGGACAGCGGCTACGTGGTCATGGTTTCCGCCAACCCCGCGTCCCTCAACGACAGCGTGCGCTCGCTCACGCTCACGGCGACGGTGTACCGGGGGACGGGAGCGCAGGCGGTAAACGGCACGAGCACCAGCGGACTCTACGTTGCGTGGTTCCTGGGCAACACAGCCACTACCGAAAAGGCGCACGGGACGACATGCACCGTGAATGGCGATGACGTTGACGGCTCCCAGCTCGTCGTTGCCAAGGCTTACGTTGACGGAACGTGGACGGACAGCGAGGGCTACGTGGTAGTCGATTCCGCCGACCCTTACTATATCACGGCTGACGTGACGCAGTACGCCACGGCAAGCAGCACCTCGGGCACTACGCAGAAGTGCGCCACAAGCGTCAACGTGGAGGCCACGAACGCCGTAGCCAAGGTTGCCTTCAGGGCCATGCGCAAGTCCGACAACTCGGAGGTCGGCGCATCGGGATGGAAAGTACGCAAGTACCACGCCGACACGATGAAGTACATCTCGGGGTCCTCGTCCTCGGCATCCTATACCGGCGATACCGACAGCGACAACGCGGCGTCGGGCAGCGAGATAAGCGTCTATGACGGCGACTACATCAGCAACTCGGGCGGAGCCAACCACCAGACGGAGGTCATCTGCGACGCTGAGTGCACCGTATAAAGGAGGATTACCCAATGGGCAGAAACTTTTTAATTAAAAAATATGATACAGGAAACAAGAATCAAGACGGCGGAAGTCTATGAGCTTCCCAACGGCAAGGTTGCCGTATGCCTCGACTTCGAGCAGTTCGACCTCGAGGTCAGGGGCACGACCGAGCAGTGGTGGCGTTGCCACCGGGTGGACATCGACCGTGGCTCGCTCACGGTGGAGAAGGCGTACACCGAGGCGATACGCGAGCGTTACTCGCAGGACGCCATCGAGGCCATGGCGAGCAACTACAACGCCAGCGTATGCGGAGTGGACGAGGACAAGGAGAAGGAGCAGGAGTACCTCGACTTCCTCTCGTGGCGCAAGCAGACCAAGGAGACGGTCAAGGCGAGCGTGAAGAAGTGGCTCGACGAGAACCCCGTCGAGGAGGCCCCGACGGAAGAAACATCAACATCCAACCCTTAAAGGACTAAGATTATGGCAAACAAGGTAATAACAAACGCAAGCATAGTCACGGCGCTCAACGACACCGACTATGCGTTCATCAACCAGGGGTCGAGCCTGAAGCAGGTGCTCGTCTCGACACTGGTATCAAAGGTGAAGGCCCAGGCCGCCTCGCAGGTGGAGAGCGACCTGCTCGACCAGCTCACCGACGGCTGCATGGTAATGTACCACAGAAAGTCCGACGGCTATCCGATATGCGCCAAGGCAAGCTCGTGGACGTCGCTGCAGAACTCGGGCGAGGTGGCGGACGGAGTGATTATCATGCAGGCGGGCGGCAGCGGCCACCACCTGGTGGTAGCCCCCACCGAGGCCTCCCTCTACTGGTCCTCGTCGGCGGTGCAAGTGACGTCGCCATTCACCGACAATACCGACCGACGCGCCGCAATGGACGACTTCGCGGGACAGGCCCACACCGCAGCCATAGTAGCCAACGCCACGCTGTCAGCCGACGGCAGCGACTACGCGCCCGGCTACTGCTACGCCTACAGCCGCACCGCCACCACGAGCGAAGGCGCGGCTGTAGGACTGTCCGCAGGCAGGTGGTGGCTGCCGAGCGTCGGCGAGCTGTGGGCCGTGTTCGCCAACAGGCAGAAGGTGAACGCCCTGCTGAACCTCATCTCGGGAGCTACGACACTGGGTTCGAACTGGTACTGGAGCAGCACCGAGGGCAGTGCCGCGGGTGCGTGGTGCCTGCGCTTCGGCGACGGCACCCTCGGCCGCTGGGGCGGTAAGGGCTCCAACAGGTTTCAGGTTCGCCCGGTATCAGCATTCTACAATTAACCCTTTTGCCCTTTTGCCCTTTGTCGGCGCGTTAATGCGCCGACCCTAGGGGACGGCGTGCGACGGAAAAATCCCTAAGGGGTTTCCCGAAACGCCTAAGGGGTTTCAAAAAAAATACAATCAACAATATTTATTAATCAGACTTTACCGAATTTCACAACCGGCTATGATAGCAAGCAAGCTTAACGTCTATATCGACACGTTCCACTTCGTGGGCAAGCTAATGGATGCCCAAGCCCAATTCTCCAAGATGTACAAATACACCCTCGGCGCTCGCATGCAGGAGAGCGCCGTGGAGCTGTTCGGCTACATCCAGATGGCGAACATGTTCAGGGAGAACCGGGTGAAGTACCTCAACGGCTTCATCGTGAAGTTCGAGAGCGTGAAGACGCTGCTTAGGCTCGCCTGCGACAGGAAGCAGGTCTCGATAAGGCGGCAGGCGGAGATATTCCAGCTCATGGAGGCGATATCACGGCAAATAACAGCATGGAAGAACTCTCCGTGCAAGCGGACAAAGCAAGCTTCGGCTGGGACAACGCCGAACGGCGCGGAGGGCTGACGACAGAGCCTGCGCACCCCACGTTGGGTCGCAGGGTGCTCCTCTTCCGTGGAATGGGTGCCTGCATTCATTCAGTGCGAAGGACAAGGCAACGGCACGAAGTCACCGAGGACAGTGCCACGAATGCGTGGTGCCTGAACTTCGGCGACGGCAACCTCAACAACTGGGACGCTAAGGTATCCAACAGGAATCAGGTTCGCCAGGTATCAGCATTCCGCTTTAGGAGCAGGGTTATTGCTATATACGTTTTGACAAGGCAATATTCCATCATAAGGACAAAAAAAAGGACGATGTTTACGATTGAAAGTATCATAGAGGCGCACTACGACTGCCGCAGGAACAAGCGGAGGACAGTCAACGCCACCCTCTTCGAGGTGGACTACGAGTGCGAGCTGGTGCGGCTGTGCGGCGAGCTTAACGCCCGGACGTACAAGCCCGGTCGGAGCATCGCCTTTGTCGTGTCCCGGCCCAAGTACAGGGAGGTCTTCGCCGCCACCTACCGAGACCGCATAGTCCACCATTGGATGTGCCTGCGGCTGATACCGCTACTGGAGCGGCACCTAAGCCCGAGGCGGTTCAACTGCCGCAACGGCAGGGGCACTCACTACGGCGTGGCTCAGCTCACCGCCGACCTCTACAACGTCAGCGAGGGATATACCAGGGACTGCTGGATAGCCGAGGGCGACATACAGGGCTTCTTCATGAGCATCGACAAGGAGATGCTAGCCGACCTCACGGAGCGTTTCGTAAGGGCGTACTACGAGGGCGACGACATGGAGGACTTGGTGTGGGTGTCGAGACTGGTGGTCATGCACTCGCCCGAAAGGGACTGCGTGCTGCAATCGCCAAAGAGCCTATGGGCGCACCTTCCCAGGAACAAGAGCCTCTTCACCAACGGCGAGGGCTTGGGCGTGCCCATCGGCAGCCTGACTAGCCAGACGTTGGCCAACCTGCTGCTGTGGGTGGCCCTAGACACCCTGCTGGAGCGGTCGGGCTTCGCGTGGGGCGGCTACGTCGATGACTTCTACGTCATAGGCACCGACAGGGCGGCTATGCTCGCCCTGTTCCCCAGGATAAGGCGGAGGCTCGCCCTGTTCGGGCTGACGCTGCACCCTAGGAAGTTCTACTTCCAGGGCTTCCGCAAGGGCGTGCGCTTCATTGGCGTTACCGTACTGCCCTACCGTAGGTACGTGGCGAGGCGCACCGTCCACTCGTTGGAGGGGGCGGTGCGAGCCTTGGAGCGTTGCGACGACGGGGAGCTGTCCCACCAGGTCTGCTCGGTCAACTCGTACCTAGGCTCGATGGCGCACTATGACAGCTATGCCATTCGCCGCTACATTCTCCAGCACTCCAATATCTACGGCAGGTGCTGGGTCGGCAAGAGGTTCGGCAAGGTCGCAATCAAGCGAAGACATGCCAGACTACTCTCATGGCAGCCCACGCTCGCCCTTGCAGGTGGTGTGCCACAAGGAGCGGACGTTGCGCTCTACCGTAATAAACGCCCTACTGGACGCAGGGCTATACGTAATAACCAAGGATAAGAAGACAGAGATATGGGAAAGCTACAGATGAGCGTACTGCTCAGGAAAGTGAAGAACGGAAAGGACGGCGAGACCGGAAACGGAATAAGGGGCATTACGGAGTACTACGCCCTATCCACAAGCAACACGTCCGTCACAGGCTCGTGGGGCACGAGCGTGCCGACGATGACCGTCACCAACAAGTACCTATGGAAAAAGGAGACGATATACTACACGAATGGTACGTCCGTGACAACCGCACCCCACGTGATAGGCGTATATGGGAATACCGGAAAGGACGGCGTGACGTTCTACTTCGAGCCGGGAACCATGACGTTCGACATTGACGGCAAGTCGGCTAGCAACGGATATATTTCCGTCAACGGCACCGCCTCCGCCAAGGTGAGGATAGGCACGGGCGTGCATGGCGCCACAGTTTCGATATCATCGACAAGCAATTGCTCGGCAGGCACGTATAACAGCACGGCGGTGAAGATAACGGGCATTGCCGTAAAGGAGACGATATCCTACCAGTATTACGCCAGCGAAAACGACTCTTCGACCACCACGGGCACAAGGTACATCCCCCAACAGACAGGGTGGGTCGAAGCGAATATGAGCTACGGCGCGTACTCCGCCACCGTGAGACTGAACTTCACCGTGAACTTCGCCACCGCCTACTCGGACTTCTATCACAACGATTCTTATTTCATCTCGCATTACGTCAAGAGCTGGACGGACGGGGACGGCACAATCCAGACGGCGCAGAGTATTATCGGCCAGACGGCGGAAAAGTTGGAAGCATACTGCAAAAACTCCGAACTGAAGAGCGCGGGTATAACAATAGACGGCACTAACCTCTCCATCACCATGCAAGCCGATGATTTCACACTCAAGGACAGAAATGATAATCAAGTACTGCACGCCAACACGGATGGCCTGCACGTCACCGGTATCATCACCGCCACGAGCGGCAGCTTCACCGGCGAGGTCAAAGCCACGAGCGGAACGTTCGATAACGGCACTTTTACCAATATGACCGCCGCGAGCGGAAAAATCGCGGGGTTTAGTATCAGTGGTAATGGGCTTACGAATGCCGGCCTTGATAACGATGCCTACATTATCTTCCGCAACGACACGTACGGCACGTTCGCAGGCATAGGAGGCAACGTCTATCCGTCGGAGACGGCGGCGAGGTGCGTCGCAAGGTTCGAGAACAGGAAGAAGGGCAACATCTCCTGGGGTACTTATGCTAATGTCGCCATATCCGCGGGGGCGCAGAACAGCTACGAGAATTACGCCATCAACCTGACTGGCGGCTGGACTGCCGGGCTATGCCTGAAGACGCAGGTCGTCAGTTCCACCACGACCCTGACGAGGGGCGCGCACGTCATCGCGTGCACCAATACGGCAGAAATCACGATTACGCTCCCCACAATGCAGACGTATGATGACGGCTACGTCTTATACATAAAGAACCTGAACGGCAGCAAGGTCAACATAAAGCCAAGCCAAAGCTACCATTACAGTACCATTGGTGCGTACTCCACTACGGTAAATCTCTACGGTTCCTACATCCACTACGACCAGGGCAGCGTAGCGAGGTATGGAAAGAGCGAGACCGTCGCATGTGAAAGCAATGGCGACGCGTTCATGCTTGTGTATGTTCGTGACGTTACCCTTACGAAAGATAGCGTGACATACAAGGGGGCCTGGATTCAGTTCAAGCACCCTAGGGACTGGTAATTTCTTGACAGTATAGACTATAAAAACGACATAAAGATATGTACGAACTGATAATAGGAAAGCAGTGGGAGGCGATATACCTCCACGCTGCAATATGGGCGGCGGTGGTGCTCGTTGCCTGGGTGTCGGTAGCCGCGGCCTGCTTCATCGACATGTGGAGCGGTGTGAGTACGGCTAGGGCGTTGGGCGAGAAAGTCCACTCGCACCGCCTTAGGGAAACCATCGGCAAGGTGAAAGACTACGCCAACGTCCTGCTGGCATTCCTCTTCGTTGACTTGTTAGGCTCGCTCTTCACTTGGTATCAGCTTCCGTTCTTCCAGATGATTATCGCCGTGGGCGCAATGCTCATCGAGGGGTGGAGCGTCATCGAGAACAAGAAGCGCAAGAAGTCCAACGCAGGGCTTGTGCCCGAGATAGCGAGGGATATAGTGAAGTGCGTCCGCGAGAAGGACGCCGAGGAAATCATCGACGACATCAAGAATATCGTCGAGAAAAAGGATAAACGGAAGTAAAGGTATGAAAGCAAGCGAAGAGTTAATCAAGAAGATGAAGGAGTTCGAGGGCTGCAAGCTGTACGCCTACCGGGACTCGAAAGGCGTGCTCACCGTTGGGGTCGGGCATGTCAAGGGCGTGAAGCCGGGCATGGCTATCACCATGGCGCAAGCCGAAGCCTTCCTGCGCTCCGACCTGGGCGGCGTGGAGGATTACGTCAACGGCCTGGGCAGGACATTCACGCAGGCGCAGTTCGACGCTCTCGTCTGCCTGGTATTCAACATCGGGCGGTCGGCATTCTCCAACAGCACCCTTTGGCGGTACATCAAGCAGGGCGGCACCCAGCTTCTCGTCGCGAGGGAGTGGATGCGTTGGGTGCATTGCAACGGCAAGGTCTTGAACGGACTTGTCAAGCGACGGCAGTGGGAGGCCGAAAGGTACATCGGCATGCCGATATACAAGAACGCCGACGACGGCAAGTGGTACGTCAGGAAGAATTAGTTTCACATTCAGTAGTTATTATTATAATGTTTTAGTTATGAATTGTTTTTAGTTTTTGACTATGTTTCCTCCCGGTCCGTGAGGGATAGGGAGGTCTCTCTAGTAAATTTCTTTTCCCAAAGGAAGCTATTACTTTTATCTAATTTTCTAATTTAGACTTCAAGGCATCCGCCTCGTCCGTGAGGATATGGCGGATTTTAAACTTAAATATTTACGGTTATGAGAAAGGCAGACTTCTTGGACAGGATGGATAGGTTCCTAGGCATAGTCCTAGGCATATTGGCATGGGCGTTCCTGGTGGTGGCGCTGTGGGTTTTCGTGGGCTGCGCCAAGTACCGCTACATCGAAGTGCCCGAAATCCATTACAGGGATAGCGTGGTTGTAAGGAACGCGAGGGATAGCATATACCTCCACGACAGCGTCTATACGAGCTTGGTCAGGCAGGGCGACACAACGTTTGCGACCAAGTACGTGACTAAGTACAGGTACAAGGAGTCGGTGCGCACCGACACATTGCTATTCATGCGCGCCGACACCATATCCGTGCCGCTGCCGGTGGAGAAGGCCGTTTACCGGATGTACAATTGGCAGCGTTTCTTCTTCGGCGTAGGCATAGCGGTGTGCGTAGTGATACCTTGGTACATCGTCGGTTGGCTCGTGAGGA